CCAAAACTATTCTTACAGATATTAACTGGGGTTTACAAGTTAAGAAACCAATCAATGTTGAAGAGACTGCTAATAATTTAAAGTATGTTTCTAACTTCTGGTCACCAATAAAGAATTTATATCATTTGGTTGAGATTGCTACCAATAAAAATAAATCTCCAACATACCTGTTCTTTGAGAATCGTGAGGGGTATAATTTCGTTTCACTAGAATCTCTTTTTAAGCAGGATGTTTTACAAGAGTTTACCAAAGACAATTATATTCGTGACGAGTTAAGTTCAGGTGGCTCTGTAAAAGATTTGCAAAAAGATTATCAGAGAATCGAAACTATAACTGTACCTACAGCGTTTGATTATTTGTCAAGAGTTAGAAGTGGTATGTTTGGTTCTAAGCAGTATTATGTTGATTATACTGGCAAGAGAATTGGAAGTAGAAATTTCGATCTACTTAAAACATATGATAAACGAAATCATTTGAATAAGTATCCTCTGGCTTCAAAGAAAACAATTTATCGCTACAACACAAAGATAGATGTTGTGCCTAAAATGAATAACAGTTTTTATGGTTATTCTGACACATCAAATGCTGCTATGATGCAAGAAAGAATGTCAGTATTCAAACAGATTGAATCTACAAGATTAGAAATTACAGTTCCAGGTAGATTAGATTATACTGTTGGTAAAAAGGTAAAATTGAATATGCCACGCATTTCACCAATAAGTAAAAGTGATACGGATACACAAGATAAAACATATAGCGGAGATTACCTAATCGCAGCTATTAATCATTATATTGATAGAGAAAGACACGTTTCCATTATGGAATTAGTTAGAGACTCTACAAATGTTAATTATGAGGATGTTAAGTAATGGAATTTTACACAGGTGTAGTTGAAGACCGAAACGACCCACTTAAACTTGGTCGTTGTAAAGTTAGAGTAGTTGGTCTTCATACAGAAAATAAAACAGTTCTCCCAACAGAAGATTTGCCTTGGGCAGTTCCAATGCAACCTGTTACTTCAGCATCGATGAATGGTATCGGTTGGACACCAGTTGGACCAGTCCCTGGAACATGGGTTATTATTTTCTATCGTGATCAGGATGAACAGCAGCCTGTAATGATGGGTACTATCGGTGGTATCCCTCAAAGTAAAGCAGCTGAATTGGTCAAAGATGAATCTGAAGGCGCAATCGTTGTAACGAATGGTGGTATTCTAACAGACACAACTGGTGAACCTGTTAAGGATGGTTCTGGAAACCCAATTCAAGTTGGTACTGCCGAGTCGATGAAGAATCCTCCTCCAACAGCTCCGAGTGCTTCAGAAGCACCACCTGTTAAGCAAACAGATCAACCTGTTCCAAATAAACCTTCAGATGATGTTCTGAAACAATCAATACCAACTACACCACCACCAAAATCAACATCAGATCCAGCTAAAGCTGAGTTACACATCAAAGCACTAATTAAAGCGTGTGACTCTGTTGGTTTGACTAGCAAGTATGCTAAGTGTGCGATTCTTGGTATTTGCGGTGGTGAGTCTGGATGGCAACTACTAGAAGAAGGTTATTATTACACTAAAGCTGAATCTCTAAAGTCTATCTTTGGATATACATTCCCAACAGTTGAGTCAGCTGAACCATACGTAAGATGGCAAGGAACACGTGAAGAATTCTTCCGCAAAATTTATTCGCCACAAGGTAACGGACGTTTAGTTGGGCATAAAGACCCAGATGATGGTGCAAAGTATTTTGGTCGTGGGTTTAACCAGATTACAGGTAAGGCATTATATAAAGCACTGCAAGACTGGCTAAAGAAAAACCGCAACATTACTGTTGATTTTCTGAACAATCCAAAATCTTTGGTTGACGATCCTGATGTTGCTGCTCTTGCAACTGCTGCTTTCTACGCTTTATATGTTAAACATGACCAGAACGATCCTGGTTATTTTATGGCAGCATTAAAAAGAACAGGGGCTGATGCTAATGGTACTGGCTATCCAAAGAAAAAGAAATACTATGAGTATTTCCTCGGTTCGGCTGTTACTGTAGAATCAACTAACAAACCACAGGCAGACGTTCAACCAACATATACAAAAGATGATGTGAAAGGTCTTCCTCCTGCCAAACAAGCAGCGTTAACTGAAGATCGTTCTGATTCTGTAGTTCTTGGGTTTAGAGATCCTTCTGGTAAATATCCACTAAGAAATTTGGTTGACGAGCCAGATACAAATCGTTTAGCACGTGGTGTTATTAAAGAGACTGCTATTGAATCTAAAGACTCTATCCGTTCTAAAGGTATCGCAGCTGCCAATGGCGCTAATTCTTGGGAGCAACCACTAGCACCATTCGGTGGCGTTTATCCATACGTTAAAGTATTCGAGTCTGAGTCTGGACATTTGTTCATTCTCGATGATTCTCCAGCTAATGAATATGTAAGTTTATATCATCGCACAGGTTCTTTTATTGACATCGATGCTAACGGCACTCAGGTAAATAAAATTATCGGCGACGGATATACAATTATCGATAGAAATGGTGCTATTTCTATCGCTGGTAAAGCTAACGTAACAGTAGGTAATGGTATAAACATTTATGTGCAGGGTACTGCAGACATTCAAGTTGATGGCGCTGCAACTATCAATCTAAACAATAACGCAGATATCGGTGTTGGTGGTGACTTAAATCTTGCTGTCGGTGGCGACATCAATGTCCAAGCAGGTGGCGCATTTAATCTTTCTGCTGGAGATAAATTTGCTGTGCAGTCTGGAACAGAAGCAAGCATTAAATCTGGCGCTGAGTTATTCTTAGGTGCTGATGGTGATATGCATCTTGCTGCTTCTGGGAATCTTAATGTCGATGGCGCAGAGTTCCGTGGTCAAGAAGGCGCAGCCAGTTCTGCTCCAGCAGTTGAAACTAATCTTCAGGCTCCAGACTTCCAGAGCGGTAGAGAGGATCAATTCCCAACTCCATTATTGGCTCCAGTTCGCCCATCTCCACCAGTTAGTGAAAATTTTGCGGTAGCTGATGAAAACGAAGCTCTCGTTGAAGATTACATCGCTAACCCAAGTAAGTATAAAAATCCTGCTGCAGCTGAGGGTGGCGTGAAAGAAAACTATGCAGGAACACCAAAGAGCGATGGTTCTGGTCAGAGTTTGATTTCTGGAAGCAACCCATCAGATCTATTCCAGTTCTTGCAAAAACAACTTAAACTTGCGGAAACTGGTTTCTGGAGAGAAACTGGTCAGAAGGGTGCTCCAAGCAATCCAAACATCACACGTATTTGGGCAGACCTTGGGTTTAAAGGTAAAGTATGGGAGACTGACCAAACCGCATGGTGTATGGGCTTCGTTAACTGGAGTCTAAAACAATGTGGATATCGTTATGTCCAAACAGGTTGGGCTAGAGATATCCAAGATAAAACTGCTAAATTTGGAGCAACACAAGTTCCAATCGCTCAGGCTGAGCCAGGAGATATCGTTCTTTGGGATTATGGTCACGTAAACTTTGTTTATACTGCTGACAAAGGTAGATTAACTTTCGTTGGTGGTAACCAAACTCCAAAGGCAAAAACCAACAACCCAGACGATGGTGATGTTTCGATCAGCTGGCCAAGTGGTTGGACTGCTGCTCAAGGTAAAATCGTGGGTATCTGGAGACCAGCTAAGACATAATATGGGAAACATATATCGAAAAGGCGACGTTTCGGCTGGAGCAGATGGTGGCGCACCTACTGCTCTGACTGCTTTAAATCAAGCGACTAAAAGTTACTTCAATGGACAGTTAGTTGCTCTGGTTGGAGATCAGCATGAAGCCCATACTGTTGGTAGACAGACTCACCAACTCGCTCAAAGACAAATAACTTCTGGATCTTCGACTATGTTTTTCGAAGGTAAAGCTGTTGCAAGAACGAATGATCCTATCGCCGATGGTGATAAATGTGGTCAAGGTTCTACAGACTCATTTGCAGGTTAATAAATAATACAATGGCACGCAATACAAGAACATTCTCTGATTTAGATTTAAACTTCACTGCTCACCCAGTGAGTGGGGACGTATCACGTAGATACGATGAAAATGCGATTAAAAGCGCATTGAAGAATCTAATTCTAACAAGCAACTATGAAAGACCATTTCATAGCGAAATTGGTACACCTATCAGACGTTTATTGTTTGATCTAGCTACTCCAATGACTTCCCGATTAATTGAGAGAGCGATTACTGACGCCATTAATAATTTTGAACCTCGTGTCCAATTAGTAAATGTTAGTGTTACTGACGATTCAGACGCAAATGCTTTCAATTGCACAATAGAGTTTATGATAGTCAATACGGAAAGACCTTTAACTCTAGACTTAATTCTTAAGAGATCACGATAATGGCAAACAGAAAAATCAATGTAACAGAATTAGACTTTGATAACATCAAAGCAAATTTAAAAGCATTTTTACAAGGACAAGACGAATTTCAAGATTACGATTTTGAAGGTTCTGGCTTGGCGATCTTGTTAGATGTTTTAGCATATAATACTCATTACAATGCTTTGTATAATAACTTGGCAATCAATGAGATGTTTCTTGATTCTGCAAGCAAACGAGATAGCGTGGTTTCCATTGCTAAAATGCTTGGATATGTACCTCGTTCAGCGTCATGTGCAAAGGCTGTTATTAACTTAACACTATCTACTATTGGTATCGGTCCAAGCAGCGTAACTCTTCCTGCATATTCAACATTTAGTACAAACATTGATGGAGAAGTTTATACTTTCCAAACAACTGAGTCTTATACTATCAGTGGTGCTGGTTCTCAATATACGTTCAGTAATGTTAAAATTATTGAAGGCACACCAATGTCCTTCAGATATGTTGTTGCTCCAGGCTCAAGATACATAATTCAAAACCCTAATGTCGACCTCAGCACACTAAAGGTTAAAGTACAAGAAAGCGCTACGTCTTCTAACTTTGTAACATTTACTCGCTCGACAGATATAACTACTGCAAATTCAACTACAAATGTATTCTTTATTAAAGAAGTTGAGAATGGTTATTACGAGTTGACTTTCGGCGATGGTGTTATTGGCGCTGCTCTTGATGTTGGTAATGTTATCAACATCCAATATATGGTATCGAGTTTATCTGCACCGAACGGAGCTAAATTCTTTAATTATACTGGTGGAACTATTATTGGTAGTTCGACAGTTTCTGTTTCCACAGTTACCGCAGCCACAGGTGGTGGAGCTGCAGAAGATATTGAGAGTGTTCGTTTTAATGCTCCACGAAATTATACGGCACAGAATCGTGCTGTAACTCCAGATGATTATAAAGCAATCATTTATGCAGCATTACCAGAAGCTAAAACAATTAACGTCTGGGGTGGTGAAGATAATGTTCCACCAAGTTACGGTAAAACCTTTATTTGTGTTAAACCATCAGACGCAACTAAATTAACGAACCAGCAAAAGTCTAATATCATTTCAACGATTCTTGCTAGTAAAAGTGTGGTTTCTATTACGCCAGAAATTGTTGATCCAGAATATATCAATATTGCTTTGGGTGTAACTGTTTATTATAATGAACGTGAAACTACACGAACTGCTCCAGAGATTGCAACTTTAGTTAGAGAAGCAATTTTAGATTATAATGATAACGAGTTGCAGAGATTTGATGGTATGTTCAGATTCTCTAAATTATCTAAAATCGTTGATACAGCTGAGCAAGGTATTATTAATAACATCACTACAGTTTCTCTTCGCAGAAAGTTAGTACCTCGTTATAATGTTTCTGCTCAATATTTGTTAAGTATCATTAACCCAATTTTCTATTCTGATATTGCTGGTGGATCAGTAAGTACTACTGGTTTTTATATTTACGGCAGTAACGAATTACATTATCTTGATGATTATCAAACAAATTTAAGATTGTTTAGATACGGAGACAATGCTACCAAGATTATTGTTAATGATGCGATCGGAACAATAGACCACGCTAAGGGTATCCTAGATATTAGAAACCTCCATATCACTGCATTAGCCGACGTGGACTTTGAGATTTCTATTAAGCCGCAATCAAACGATGTTGTTTCTGCTTTACATCAAATCGCACAAATTGCAGAAGACCATTTAACTGTTACAGCAATCCCAGATAAATCTGCTAATGGCGATTTGCGTGCTGGATATAATTACGTATTTACTGCTAGTCAATCATGATCACCAAACCAAGTGTATCTTCCCTAGTAGCTTCTCAGTTACCTGAGTTCGTTAGGGAAGATTACCCAACATTCGTTGCATTCCTTCAAGCATATTATGCTTATTTGGAACAGAACAACCCAGATCTGAAAACAGTCAGAGATCTGGACACGACATTAGATTCATTCATTAAACACTTTAAGAATGAATTTGCAGTTAATATGCCGCACGTCTTTAATAATGAAAGATTTTTGCTGCAACATATCAAAGATCAATATTTGGCTAAGGGTTCTGAGCCATCGTTCAAGTTATTGTTTAGATTACTTTTTAATAAAGACGTTTCGATTGATTATCCAGGCAAACAGATGTTGCGTGCGTCGGACGGAAAGTGGAATCAAGACGTTTCTGTTTTAGCTAAAGTAACTGCTGGACACCCAGATCAAATCGTTGGTAAGATGGTTGACATCGTAACTCCAACGAAGGTTATTCGAGTTCTTATCGATCGTCGTCAGTACATTGAAATTGAAGTAGAACGTGTCGTTCAAATCGCAGACGACATTTATGAATTTTACATCGATCGCAGATTCTTCGGTAATATCAACATCGGCGATAAGATGCGTTATAAAAATGATGCTGCTGGTGTTTACTTTACAGCTGAGATCCAAGCTACGACAGCAAAATTAGAAGTGCAACAGCCAGGAACTGGCTTTAAGGTTGGTCAGCTTTACAATATTAGAAACGGTAAGGGTACTGGTTCTATTATGAAGGTTACCCGAGTTAATACAACT